CGAGATCATGCCTAGTCTCGTGGGCTCGGAGATGTGTATAAGAGACAGCGATTACCCAGACCACGTGCTTTGGGGCTTCAAATGGGAGTGCCGCTTGGGTCCAAAGCAAAATTCCTCGCTCATGGCGGTTATGAAAACCGGAGGAAACTCCTTTCGATTCTAGGGACAACCATTCGGTACTCTCTTTTGGAGAACCAAAAACCAATCAGAACTCTTTGAAACCATTACAGAACAGGAGGCGATATTTCATGGGGCGACGAAAGAAGCTCGATGGATCGTCTTCCCCTCAGTTCTCGCCCGCCTCTAACCCTGAGGAACGCGAGAATCAGATGATTTCGCTCGCCGTCAACCTTGCCGAGCAACAACTTCGCGAGGGGACGGCTTCATCTCAGGTCATCGTGCACTATCTCAAGCTCGCTTCGACTCGAAACAAGCTTGAAGAGGAGAAGATCAAGTACGAGACGGCCATGCTTCAGGCCAAGAAGGATGCGCTGAACAAATCTGGTCAGCTTCAAGAACTCATGGAGAACGCTCTGGAGGCGTTTCGTTCATATTCTGGAAATTTGGAAGGAGGTGAGGTTCATGACGGACAATGAACTATATCACTTCGGTGTCAAAGGCATGAAGTGGGGCGTTCGAAGGTATCGGAACGAAGATGGATCGCTTACCTCGCTCGGTAAGAAGCGCGATAAGATGCTTTCTGATCGGAAAGTCGCAAAAAGGAACTCAACCACTTCCAATATCGTTAACGCGGAATATTCCCGTCGCGAATTTGAGGACGCCAAGACTCGACTGAAACTTGAAAACCAGACGAAAAAGTCAAAGCGTCAGTATGATCTTGAGAAAAAGTATCTGAAGCAAGGATTCACCAAGGACGAGGCCGAGATCAAAGCTTATAATCGAGCTAAGACAGAAACGATCCTTAAGGTTGCTGGAGGTATTGCTTTAGCATCCGCAGCGGCCTATGTTGCGTACAAGCATTACGATAAAGTCACCGATCGGGTATTCGAAAAGGGAAGTAAGATCGGTCGTTTGACGAACGATGGATCGGAACCGACCAATAGGGCATTTTATGGTTTCGTCAACAAGCACGACAAAGATCGGTATGAAGGTCTTTATGGCAAGACGCTTGGTGCGAATGGAACCGTGTATCGTAAGGCCATGCGAGCCGCAGGAGATATTAATATTGCCTCCCCTGAATCCGCTCGAAAGGTTCTTAAGAACATGTTTGACACCGATAAGCAATCTTTCGATGCGTTTAAGAAGCAAATAGATGATATAGCCGACTTTATTCCTCCTATGGGGAAGACAGGACGACTTTGGCATAAGGCCAAATCGGAACTTGATTCCGGGAAGATCGGTGATAATGCCTATAAGGCATTTAACACCATGCTTGTTTATCACACCGAGGAGCAACAGCCGATTAACGATAAATTCTATTCGGCTATGAAGAAGGCCGGGTATGGTGCGATCCGCGATGTGAACGATAAAGAGAATTCGGGATATTTTGCCAGGAATCCGTTGATTGTATTCGATACCGATAAGATCGACGTCGAGGGATTTACGAAGCTCGGGAGCGATCATATCAATTCCATGTTCGCTAAAGAGGGGGTGAAGGTCGCTGCTCATGCGTTGGCAAACGAGTTCGGTCCTATCGGAGCCGTATTTGCGACTTCCATGGGAGCAATGAAACTTGTTAAGCGATCCAGTGAGACAAAGTTCGTTGAAAACTATCGCAAGCAACATCCTGAGAGCACATTGTCCAATAATGAAATTCTGAAGATGAGAGATCGGATTGTCAATGCTTAATGATACCGAGATCAAAGATCTATGTGTTAACCGTCATATGATCACACCATTCGATGAGGCGAATCTTCAGCCGTGCAGCTATGACGTTACACTCTCCAAGAGCATCGTGCGATATTTCGGTCGTGGCGAGATCAATGCCATGGATTACACACTCCATGATCTGGAGTATATTCGTTTCTCCATGAATGATGAAGGTTTCGTCCTTGATCCGAATGAATTCATCCTTGGTTCAACAAACGAGGGCGTGACCATTCCGAAGAACATCGCGGCGCGCTTCGAAGGTAAGTCGTCACTCGGTCGTCTTGGACTCGCCACCCATGTCACCGCCGGTTTCATTGATCCTGGGTTCACCGGTGACATTACTCTTGAGATCAAGAATCTTAACAACCATCCAATTCGTATATTTGCCGGTATGAGGATCGGTCAGTTGTGCTTCTTTGATCTTCATGACGATGTTGATCGAGCCTACGGATCGAATGGTCTTGGGTCGCATTACCAGAATCAATCTGGTCCAACAACAAGTTGGCAATAACAGTTATGGAGTAAACAATGAACTACCAAATGATTGAATACGCAGTTCGTCGTTACATTGACGAAAAGAAGTTGTTTGATGGCCGAAAGGATTACCACCTGTCAATAAAGACTGGAGGGTATATTCGAGGAAACTACTTTGCATTCGTTGTAACGGATCTGTCTGATGATAATCGAATTTATGAAGTTACAAGTTTGACGAATTCGAAGTCCATTGCTGTAACAAGTTATATTCAAGAGAATTCTGATCCGTTCTTTGTGTAAAGGACGAAGTAGATTCAAAATGATTGATAATAATGAACTATATCACTTCGGTGTCAAAGGCATGAAGTGGGGCGTTCGTAGAAAACGTAAGAAGGCGGCAAAAGCAAGGGAACGAGATATTTCCTATACCGGAAGACAGGCAATGACTTTCGCCGGAATGTCGAATTCATTTCGCAAAGGGGGAAATTCCCTTAAAGCTCGTTCTGATGAAGAATACGCTGATATGTTTGATGATCCTGAACTTCTTGAGTTAGAGGGTGGAGCTCATAAGGCGAGGTTGAATCAAATAAAAGTTTATAGTGAACAAGCAGACAGATACGCGAAATGGGCACAAGATTGGGCCGATGCTCATAACGAGATTCTTGATAAATCGATCGATGATTATGTTTCCGATATGAACGTTGGGAAAAAGATCATTGATAAAATGCTCAATAAACCATGATTATTGATCGATAAGGAGATACCATGACCCTATCGAACACCGCTGTCCCAAAGTATTACAGTCAATTCCGAGATAGGGTCATGGCCGGAGAGATCCCGGTATGCCATGAGATCGAGATGGAGATGAATCGCATTGACGATCTTATTCGTAATCCTGGGATCTACTATGATGCCGACAAGGTCGAAGGATGGGTGAAGTTTTGTGAGAAGGAACTCACCCTGACTGACGGATCTCCGGTTCATCTTCTTGATAGTTTCAAGCTGTGGGGCGAGCAGATATTTGGTTGGTACTACTTCGTCGAACGGTCGGTCTATATTCCTAATCCCCATGGAGGCGTCGGTCATTACGAGAACCGTAGGATCATCAAGCGCCTGATCAACAAGCTCTATCTGATCGTCGCCCGTGGCGCAGCCAAGACCATGTTCGCCGAATTCGTCCAGGCATATTTCCTCATCATGGATACATCGACGACATCGCAGATCGTTGTCGCTCCTACGATGAAGCAGGCCGAGGAAACCATGGCACCATTCCGTACCGCCATCATCAGGTCGCCCGGTCCGTTGATCAAGTTCCTGTCCGAAGGCTCGCTTCCCGGAAACGGACCGAAATCTACTCAGGCCAAGCTCGCCTCGACCAAGAAGGGTGTGGAGAATTTCCTCACAGGTTCGCTTCTTGAGGTCAGGCCGATGTCCATCGACAAGCTCCAGGGCCTTCGCCCCAAGGTCTCGACCGTCGACGAATGGCTGTCCGGCGATATTCGCGAGGATGTGATCGGCGCCATCGAACAGGGTGCGTCAAAGCTCGACGATTATCTCATCGTGGCCACCTCTTCCGAGGGCACCGTCCGAAACTCAGTAGGCGATACCATCAAGATGGAGCTGATGGACATTCTCAAAGGGGAATACGTCAATCCTCATGTCGCCATATTCTATTATCGGCTTGACGATACCAAGGAAGTCGCCAATCCGGACATGTGGGTCAAGGCAAATCCCAATCTTGGACAAACGGTTACCTATGAAACCTATCAGCTCGACGTCGAACGCGCCGAGAAGGCTCCAGCCACGAGGAACGATATTCTGGCGAAGCGATTCGGCATCCCGATGGAGGGCTACACCTACTTCTTCACCTACGAGGAGACGCTTCCCCATCGGAGGAAGGACTTCTGGGGCATGCCGTGTGCGCTCGGTGCCGATCTGTCCCAAGGCGACGACTTCTGCTCGTTCACGTTCCTGTTTCCCCTGCCCGACGAGACGTTCGGCGTCAAGACGAGGAACTATATTTCAGCCTATACCATGCAGCATCTTCCTTCGGCGGCTCGTCAGAAGTACGAGGATTTCCTGAATGAGGGATCATTGTTCGTCATGGATGGTACGGTGCTCGATATGGTGCAGGTGTATGAGGATCTCGACAAGTACATCACCGAGTCGGAGTATGATGTGCGATGCCTCGGTTACGATCCATACAACGCCAAGGACTTCGTTGCGCGGTATACCATAGATTACGGCGAGTTCGGCATCGAGAAAGTGATTCAGGGTGCCAAGACCGAATCCGTTCCATTGGGCGAATTGAAGAAGCTGGCCGAGGATCGTCGTCTGCTCTTCGACGAGGAACTCATGTCGTTCACCATGGGTAACTGCATCGTCCTTCAGGACACGAACAACAACAAGAAGCTGTACAAGGCTAAGCGCGAGGATAAGATCGACGCCGTTGCGGCCATGATGGACGCGTTCGTCGCATACAAGAACAATCGCGATCTCTTCGACTGATTGGAGATTCAAAATGGTGGACTTTTCCGATAAGCAACGGGCCATGCTGGCCAAACGAGGTCTTGCGATGCCCGACGGCGGCTATCCCATCAGGAATCGCAAGGATCTTCGCAACGCCATTCAGGCGTATGGTCGCAGCAACAACAAGGACAATGTCAAACGGTGGATCAAGAGGCGCGCTAAGCAACTTGACGCCGAGGACATGCTTCCAGAGAATTGGAGAACTTCTATGAATCATAGTGAAGAACTTTATCACTTCAGCGTCAAAGGTATGAAGTGGGGCGTACGTAAAAAGCGCGACAATCCGAGCAAAGCTGAACTTAATAAACCGAATGATAGATATCGTTCTAGACAAAGAGCATTCGATCAAGTCGATTACGGAAAGAAAGGTGTTGAGCGCATCAATCGCCGTATGAATAAAGGTCAATCCCATTTTCGGGCAGCTACGACTGAATACATCCAACAATTAGCGAAGGGTTCTCTTGCTACTCTAGCAATGGGCGGGTTGACGATGGCTTCAACTAAGGAAGGACGTGCTATCATGAAGTCCAGTGTTGGAGCTCTGAAGAGCGCTATCGGACACAGCAAGCCTTATATTAATTATCTGAAAGCTCGTTATGGAGCTGGATACTCCTGGGCTTCTCCGGCGAACGAGGCTTTGAAGGCGATTGGCAATAAGATCATTGTCGATACCGTGACATCAATGTAGGAATAATCATGACCGATGAACTTTATCATTACTGCGTCAAGGGCATGAAGTGGGGCGCCCGGTTCCTTCGCAAGATGGGTCTGTGATGCGGTCGTATCACGAGCTCATCCGGTATTTGGATTTTCTCGACCGGTTCCATTACCTGCAATGTCACGGATCCGTCGGGGGACCGACATTCGGTTCCGAACGTTGGATGAACCAGCGGTTCTATCGATCGCCCGAATGGAAACACGTTCGTGATTTGGTGATCGCTAGGGACAACGGTTTCGATCTCGGATGCCCCGATCATCCCATCGCCGGGAAGATCATGATCCATCACATCGAGCCGTTGACTCCTGATTCCATAGAACACGGTGACGATCTACTGCTCGATCCGGACAATCTTATTAGTTGTTCTCTTGCGACACATAACGCCATTCATTTCGGCGATGACCGAATCGCGCGTCCGTTGACGGAACGGCGTCCCAATGACACGTGTCCATGGAAATGAGAGGAGTCATCATTGGAAATCACCTCGGTCTCCACGAATGCGACGACTCTCTACGTCGGTGAACAATTGATCGTCACCTTTCAGGTGATCGATCGTATTCTCGATAATCGCGGGAATCCGATTCTGGATTCCTCCGGGAATGTCATTACATCATTCTAGATCTTTTGGAGAATAAAAATGAGTGCAATCAAAGAAACTTACATCATGTTCAACGGCCAGAAGGTCGTTGCGAAGTATGATGAAAGAACCAAAACCTGGACCGCCACGACCAACGCGCCGGCCAACTCGTCGTGGTCCCAGCCGGATCATATTTATCCGGTCGAGATTCACGCTGTCGATACTGCCAACAATCAAGTAACGATGACCAAAAATGATACCACATATGGGGATCAGCTGAAGATTCGCGTTCTTGAGAAGACCAAGCCGACGGCGACCATTGTGTCCCCGACGCAGTCTTCCGTGCTCGGATCGAAGGAAGTGGATATCGTCCTCGAGATGGTCGATGCCGGCGGTTCTGGGCTCAACGAGACCACTGTCGTCTTCACCGTCAACTCGAAGGACCACAAGGCCGATCTGGAGTTCGAGGACCACGAGAGCAAGCGTCGTGCTACGTACCATGCCACCGGACTTACCGATGGCGAGAATACGATCACCTTCCAGGTCACCGATAACGATGGCAACGTCTCCAACCTCGCGACGACCACGTTCATCGTCTCTACGGCTGCTCCGTCGCTGACTGTCGCCACTCCGGCCGAGGGTCTGATCACCAACAGCGCCAAGCTTACCGTGTCCGGCTCCACCACGCCTGGCTCCGGTGCCGTCACGATCGCGTCTGTCAAGGTCAACAACAAATCTGTCGATCTCACCGGAGAAGGTTCCACGAAGACCTTCTCACATGAGATCACGTTGGTCGAAGGCCAGAACACGATCACCGTCGTGTCGAGCGATTCTATCGGCAAGGTAACCACCGTGACGCGTCATGTCACGCTCGATACCAAGGCTCCGATCATCACCGATGTCCATGCCGAGGCCGTTACGGTCGACGCCGGCGGCCGGGTCAAGATCACCTTCAAGGTGACCGATGCCGCGTAAGGAGTGATTGATGATCGTTCGTTGTTGGGGTGAAGTTGACGGCGAACGCATCGATTTTTCTCATATCATGGACAGGCCGGGTTACTGGGAGGGTTATATCTCTTGGCGACCCGGCCCTCTCGATATCGAGATATGGGCGGAAAACGATCGTGGCGCCAAAGGTCATGTCGAGTGTCAGGTACAGATTCGATATTTTGAGAAATCGGATACAGTCGTTCGAATCGTTCTTTACCCATACCATATTCGACTTTTTGCCGAAGGATACCGAGGGGAATTACCGATGAAATCAGTGAGTTTTGATTTCGGAGAGAAGAAGAAGGTTCTTCTCGATATTCGAAGCACCAATAATACGCCGTTCGAGATCACTAACGCCTCGTGGAGTCTTCTATGCGGAGACGAGGAAGAATCCCATGGTGATTGCAAGATCAATTACATCAGGAAATACGAGTATGAGCTCTCGTCGTTGATACAACCGATGAGACCGAGATCCTTGTATCTCCTAAAGGTGACATACGATATTTTGGATGAGCATTTCATTGAGTATGTGAAAGTGAGGATAGGTCCGAATGAGTAGCATACTGAATGATGTCAAGAAGGTCATCGGCATCGATAAGGATTACAATGATTTCGATGCCGATCTGATTACGTTCATCAATTCCGCGTTTTTCAATCTTCGCCAGTTGGGTGTTGGTCCAAAAGAGGGATATTTCATCTCTGGAGAGACGAATGAATGGTCGGAATTCACCAATGACGAGTCATTGCTCACCGGAGTGAAACCGTATATTCAACAGAAGGTTCGTCTCCAGTTCGATCCGCCGACCAATTCGTTCCTTGAGCAATCGATCCGGAAGAACATCGAGGAATATGAATGGCGTCTCAACATCCAAGGGGAAGGAGGTTTCAATGAATGAGCTCTATCACTTTGGAGTCAAAGGCATGAAGTGGGGTGTCCGCAAGGATCGTAAGCGATCGGTAAGTTCCAAGCGTTCGCGATCGGACAGCAAGGATTACACGGAAAGCCGAGACCTTCTCAAGAAGTCCCCGAACAAGCTGTCCAATGCTGAGCTCCGTAAGATCAACGAACGGCTTAATCTCGAACAACAGTATTCGAATCTGACGACAAGTCAGAAGCAGAAAGGCAATCGGTTCATCGACAAGGTTGGAAACCAGATGAAGCAGACCGCGGCCAACGAGGTGTCGAAGCAGTTGATGAACGTCGGCAAGATCGTTCTTGGAGCCGGAATCGCCTATGCGGCAAGTCGGGCCCGAGGTAACGGTCAGTCATATTCGTTCGATTTCGCCCGTAGGCAGATCGGTCGGTGATGCCTAATGAATGTCGTTACCGATGCATTGGCGCACGCATGGAATGCGTTCGTCAACCCGTCATCCAACTTCCGTCCGTCCGTCGGATATTCCTCGGCGCGTCGTCCGGATACGCGGGTCTTCACCCGAGGCGTCGACCGATCGATCATATCCTCACTGTACAACCGCATCGCCATCGATGTGAGCGCCATCGAGATCAGACATTGCCGTATCGACAAGACGACACAGCAATATCTTGAGACGATCGATGACGGGCTCAACCAGTGTCTGAATGTTGAGGCCAACATTGACCAGTCTGGTCGCGATTTCATCATGGACGTCGTTATGACGATGTGCGATGATGGTGCCGCGGCCATTGTGCCGATCGATACCACGGTGAATCCGATGAATTCGAATTCGTTCGATATTCAGACCATGCGCGTCGGTCGTGTGGTCGAGTGGTATCCGAGGGCCGTGAAACTGTCGGTATACAATGACGCTCCGAACGCCGGACAGCGTGAGGAGATTGTCATGCCGAAGCGCAAGGTGGCCATCGTCCAGAACCCTCTGTATCAGGTAATGAACGAGCCGAATTCAACGCTTCAGCGTCTTATCCGCAAACTCAATCAGCTTGACGTCATCGACGACAAGGCCGCCTCTGGGAAGCTCGATCTCATCATCCAGTTCCCATACCAGATCCGGACCGAGGAGAAGAAGCGTCAGGCCGAAATCAGGCGACAGCAGCTTGAGGATCAGCTTAAGGACTCCGCTTATGGCGTGGCCTACACCGACGGTGCTGAGAAGATCATCCAGCTCAACCGAAGCCTTGACAACCACATGCTTCAGCAGATCCAGAATCTGACGACCCAGCTCTATGGTCAGCTTGGCCTTTCCGAGGCCGTGGTGAACGGCACCGCCTCTCAGGAGGAGATGCTCAATTACCATAACCGCACCTTGGAGCCGATGATCTCGGCCATCTGCGACGCGCTGAAGCGAACCTTTCTGACCAAAACCGCCAGAAGTCAAGGACAGAGCATCGAGTTCTTCCGCGATCCGTTCAGGTTGGTTCCGGTCACCGATCTGGCGAACATCGCCGCGGCCTTCACGTCGAACGAGATCATGTCGTCGAACGAGTTCCGTTCGATCCTTGGTTTCGCCCGTTCCGAAGAACCTCAAGCGGATCAGTTGCGCAATGCCAACATCAACCCGCTCGGCACCGACGTGACCGCGCAGCAGCCAGAATCCACAGAAGAACCAACCCAAGATTCAGCACAGCCGTCCATTCAGGATGTGCTGAACGCCCCAATGGAAGGAGACAGTCAAAATGGGGTATGATTTCAGTGGTTACGCCACTCGGAACAACATTCGTTGCTCCGATGGACGAACCATAATGAGGGACGCCTTCGCCGATCAGGATGGTCAGAAGGTCCCTCTGGTGTATCAACACAACCATAGCGACATCGACAACGTACTCGGTCACGCGGTCCTTGAGAATCGCGATGACGGCGTATATTGCTACGGCACGTTCAACAACACGCCGATGGGCCGTGACGCCAAGGAGCTCGTCAAGCACGGCGACATCACAGCGTTGTCGATCTACGCCAACCATCTGACCGAACGCAACAAGAACGTCATGCACGGCAACATCCGAGAGGTGAGTCTCGTCCTTGCCGGCGCCAATCCCGGGGCCTACATCGACAACGTGACGCTCCAGCACTCGGATGGCACTCAGGATCTGCTTGACGATGAGGCCGTGATCTATTCCGGTGAGGAGATCGTCGTCGAGCATGGCGATGAGGAAAGTGAGGATGACATGCAGCACGCGGACGATTCCAAAACGTCTACCGATAAACCGTCTGATGCTGAAAAGACGGATAAATCCGAGGATGCTTCTGGTAAAACTGTTCAGCAGGTCTGGGACACTTTTACCGACAAGCAGAAGGACGCTGTATATGCTCTTATCGGCGCGGCCATTGGTGGTGCCGATGATAGCGTTGCGCAGTCCGATATTTCACACGCCGACGATGAGGGGTCTTATAATTCCTCTGGTTCCGGAGAGACCATTCAGGATGTCTTCGACACACTGAATGAAGAACAGAAGAACGTCGCCTATGCTCTGATCGGCCTTGCCGTCGAGCAAGGTGATTCCGACAGTGAGGACACTGACGGAGAGAACAACAATAGCGCCTCCCATTCGGAGGAAGAAGGAGATATTATGTATATGAACGCCTTCGAACAGGCCGGTGCCGAGGATAAAGCTCCGGTCCTGTCCCACGACGACATGAAGGAATTCCTTACCGAGGCCAAGGACTACGGCTCGTTCCGTGATTATTCCGAGAAGTGGATGCAGCACGCTGCTCAGGCCTATGGCATCGAGAACATCGAGGTGCTCTTCCCGGATGCACGTCAGGTCGGTGACGAGCCGTATCTGTACAAGCGTGACACCGACTGGGTCGACGTCGTGCTCAATGGAACCCGCCATACCCCGTTCACTCGTATTAAGACCTCGTACGCTGATCTTACCGAAGAAGAGGCCCGCGCGAAGGGCTTCACCCTCGACCGTAAGAACAACAAGCGTAAGATGGATGAGGTCTTCAAGGTCTACAAGCGTGTGACCACCCCGCAGACCATCTATAAGAAGCAGCGTCTCGATCGTGACGACGAGATCGACATCACCGATTTCAATGTGGTCAACTTCCTGTGGAACGAGATGAAGGTCATGATCCGTGAGGAGATGGCGCGCGATATTCTGATCGGCGACGGTCGCTCCGCCTCCGCCGAGGATCATGTCAATACCGAGAACGTCCGTCCGATCGTCGGTGATGATGATCTGTACGTCATCTACAACAATGGTGCCGATCCGGCCACCGACCCGACCGCGTTCGTCGATCGCGCCCGCAAGGCCAAGGTCGGTTATATGGGTTCCGGCATGCCGACTCTGTTCCTATCCCCGAGCCTGCACGGCGAATTGATGGTGCAGCGCGATAAGGTTGGTCGTCGCCTGTACGAAACCGATGCATCGCTGGCGGCCGCTATGGGCGTTTCTGCCATCGTTGAGGTCCCTGTGCTTGAAGGCTTTGAGATTACCGATGAGAGCAAGGTTGTTGATGGTGTGATGGTGAATCTGCGTGATTACACCATTGGCACCGATCGTGGCGGAGAGCTGACCCAGTTCTCCGATTTCGATATCGACTACAACCAGCATAAGTACCTCATCGAGGCCCGCCTGTCCGGCGCATTGACCATGCCGAAGTCTGCCGTCGTGCTCACCCACCCAAAAGCGTGAGCCCGTCTGGTCCGACCGTTCTGGTCGAGCCGATGACGGGCACCGATACCGCCTATGAGAAGAGGGTCTCCGATCTTCAGGATGATGTTGTCATCAACACCAATCGGAAGATCGGTGGCACACTCCATTACGTGACGGGATATACCGAATTCAATAGCTCCGAGCCAACCGAGCAGGAAGGTAATTACCTTGCGCTTGATTTCTCGGACAATTGGCTAGGCGATACCGATCCGACGACGTTCACGGTCGAGCTCAAGGGCGGGACCAAGGGACCGGTGACGTTGACGGAACTCGATGCCTTCTGCGTCTTCCGCGTGACCAATCCTAATACTCAGAGCATCAAGGTGGTATCCACAGATTCAACCGGAACGACCACTGTCGAGTATTCTCTGAAGGGCCTTACCTTGGAGCCCAAGGCGTGATGTGGCCATGACGAGGTTCTGCGGGAAGATTGGATTCGGTATAACCGGAGAAACCTCGCCTGGCGTTTACGAAGATCGGATCTACGAACAGCTATATTTTGGTGACGTCACGAGGAACTCGAGGCGACTTGAGGGCTCGGACGTCACCAATCCGAATATTACCGTGAACAATCAGATCTCGATCCTCGCGGACGCGTATGCCTGCGACCATTTCTTCGACATGAAGTACGTATGGTGGATGGGGACCCGCTGGATCATCACCAATGTCGAGGTCCAGCGCCCCCGTCTCATCCTTACCCTTGGAGGCGTATACAACGATGGGCACGAGGCTGCAACTCCATGATATTTTAACCGATATCATGGCCGAAATCGATCCAGCATATGCTAACGGCCATGTATATTTTCAACCGCCTTCGACAATTTACATGAATTATCCATGTATTGTCTATGAACGCAATACGGGTGATACTCAGTTCGCTGATAACTATCCGTATATTTTCAAGCTTCGGTATCAGATTACCGTAATCGATAAGAATCCGGATAGTTTGATTCCGAGCAAGGTTGCCGCATTGCCGTTATGCACAATGGATCGGCATTTCGTCAGCGACAATCTTCATCATGATGTATTCAATTGCTATTTTTAAGGAGCTAGAATGGTAGCACTTACTTGGGATGATGCCGGCAAGCGCCAGTATGAGATGGGTACGGACCATGGCGTGCTGTACCCGATGACGACCACCGGCACCTATGGCACCGGCGTGGCTTGGAACGGCCTGACCGCCGTCACCGAGTCCCCTGATGGCGCCGAGGCAAACGACATGTACGCCGACAACATCAAGTACGCCTCGCTGCGTTCCGCCGAGATGTTTGGCGCGACGATCGAGGCCTATACCTTCCCCGACGAGTTTATTCCGTGCGACGGCGGCGCCGAGGTCACCGATGGCGTGGTCTTCGGCCAGCAGTCGAGGAGCAAGTTCGGCTTCTCGTACCGTACTCGGATCGGCAATGACGTCAATCAGGAAGCTGGTTACAAGTTGCATCTGGTGTACGGCGCCACTGCCTCCCCGTCGGAGAAGTCGTACGAGACGATCAACGATTCCCCGGAGGGCATGACCTTCAGCTGGGAGATCGACACCGATCCGGTCGCCGTGGAAGGCCATCCGGAGCTCGATCCGGTCGCCTCGATCACCATCGATTCGACCAAGGTCAATAAGGATAAGCTCGCCGCGCTTGAGAAGAAGCTGTATGGCGACTCCGCCGGCGAACCGACCCTGCCGCTTCCTGGTGAGGTCTATACCATGATGCATGCGGGGAAATAGGGCTGACGAAAGCGAGATGTGCGAATGCTCGAATTGACGGTTGAAGGTGAACTCTACGACGAGTCGGAGAACGAATTCATCACTGTAGGACCGCGAACCGTTCGATTCGAGCATTCGCTTCTTTCCGTTTCAAAATGGGAGTCGATCTGGAAAAAACCGTTCCTTGACGACGAATCCAAAAGCATCAAGGAAACGCGGTCGTATTTTCGTTGTATGGCGATCGATGATATTTCGGATACCGAACTCGATCTGATCATGCTCAATCATTTTTCCGAACTTAATCATTACATCGAATCGTCGCAAACGGCGACCACGATCAATCATATGTCCAAAGGGCGTCGTTCATCATCCAAGGTGACGTCCGAACTTATCTATTATTGGATGTTTTCCGCTGGAATACCCGCGCAACCGTGCGAGACGTGGCATCTTAGTCGTCTTATCACCCTGATCGAGATATTTGGAGTCAAGAACTCGCCGAAAAAGAAGATGGCAAAGTCTGATATTTCGAAAATGTACAGGGAGATGAATGCCCGACGTCGAGTAGAGACTGGGAGCAAGGGATAAAAGGAGTACTCATGGCATTGAATGGTATTGATATTGCCAGCTATCAGGCTGGTCTTGATTTTTCCAAGGTTCCTTGTGATTTCGCCATCATCAAGGCGACGCAGGGTACCGGTTATACCAACCCGGATTGTGTCCGAGCGGTCGAACAGGCAATGTCTCTCGGTAAGGGAGTTGGTGTCTATCATTACATTTCCGGCGGCAATGCAGTCGCCGAAGCAAATTTCTTTATCAATTCGATCCTTAACTGGATCGGCAAGGTGATGATCTGTCTGGACTGGGAATCCAATCAAAATTCGGCATGGGGCAATGAGTCCTATCTCGAGCAGGTGGTCAATCAGGTCATCGCACGAACCGGTGTTCCTCCGATGATCTACGTGCAGGCATCCCGCTACAATCAGGTAGCTGAAGTCGCCAAACGTCATAACTGCGGCCTGTGGATCGCGCAGTACGCCGATATGAATCTGACCGGGTATCAGAACACGCCGTGGAATGAAGGCGCTTATACCTGCGCTATCCGTCAGTATTCGTCCTCTGGTCGATTGAACGGTTGGAACGGCAATCTTGATCTTAACAAGTTCTACGGATCCCTCGACGACTTTAAGAAGTACTACGGCAGCTCGTCGAGCGCTCCGTCCAAGCCGTCGACCTCGGGTCCTTCCGGCACCACGCTTCAATTGGCGATCTGGACGATGGAAGGCAAGTACGGCGATGGTGCGGATCGTAAGAAGAATCTCGGATCCCGATACGATGAGGTGCAGAACTTCATCAATCACATAGCCTCCGCAGATGTCAGCACACTCGTCAATGAGGTCTATGCCGGTATGTATGGCGACGGCTTGACCCGTCATACCGTGCTCGGCTCCCGATATGACGAGGTCCAGGGTGCGATCAACGCCAATTCCGCGCAGTATTACACGGTGCAGTCCGGCGACTACCTGGACAAGATAGCAAAACATTTCGGCACCACGGTCAATCAGCTCGTGGCGTGGAACAACATTGCCAATCCCGATCTCATTTACGCCGGTCAAACCATTCGAGTCAAGTAGGTCAAAATGAGGGTGAAATTCGAAGTGTCTGGCGGTTTCACGAAGACCGAGCGGTTCCTTAACCGCATGAAGCGTCGTGAATACCTGAACGTGCTCGATGAGTTCGGCCGTGACGGCGTTCAGGCGCTTCGAAACGCCACCCCGGTCGATTCTGGTGCCACGGCCGAGGCGTGGGATTACGAGATCAAACGCGCCCGTGATTGCACTGAGATCGTCTGGACCAACTCAAACATCAACGACGGCGTACCGATTGCCGTCATCCTCCAGTACGGTCACGGCACCGGTACTGGAGGCTATGTTCAGGGTCGTGATTACATCAACCCGGCGATTCGACCCATATTCGATAAGATAGCCGAGAAGGCTTGGAAGGTGGTGACTTCTGCATGAGCAGCATCGACGAACGCGTCGTAAAGATGCGTCTTGATAACAGCCAGTTCGAGCAGGGTATCAACAAGACCTCCGGTCTTCTCGGCAAACTTAAGCAGGCATTAAACCTTGACAAATCGGTCGAATCGATCAACAACGTCGACAAGGCCGTAAGCGGCGTCAGCTTCAGTCCGCTGACCTCCGGTCTTCAGGGAGTCCAGTCCGGCTTCAACGCCATGGGAGCCGTGGCGTTCTCCGTGCTCAACCGCATGACCAATGCGGCCATTGATGCCGGGAAGAGCATTACCAACGCCTTGACCGCTTCGGTCCGTGACGGTTTCGCCGAATACGAGACCCAGATGAACGCCGTGCAGACGATTCTGGCGAATACCCAGTCAAAAGGATCGTCAATTGATGATGTTAATTCGGCGCTCAACACGCTGAACACATACGCCGATAAGACCATCTATAACTTCACGGAGATGACGAGGAACATCGGCACCTTTACGGCTGCCGGTGTCGATCTTCAGACATCGGTGGATTCGATCAAGGGTATCGCCAACCTTGCGGCTGTTTCCGGTTCGAGTTCCGCTCAGGCCTCTCAGGCCATGTATCAGCTGTCCCAGGCGATCGCCGCGGGAAAGGTCCAGCTTATGGACTGGAACTCGGTGGTCAACGCCGGTATGGGCGGCGAGGTCTTCCAGGAGGCGCTGAAGCGAACGGCTCGCAATTTCGGTACCGACGTTGATGGAATGATTGAAAAATATGGATCATTCCGAGAATCGCTGACCCAGGGCGGATGGCTTACCACCGATGTTCTTACGGAGACGTTGAAGCAACTTTCCGGAGCGTATACCGAAGCCGATCTTGTTTCTCAGGGTTACACCGAGGAACAGGCCAAGCAGATCATTCAGTTGGCCAATACGGCCGAAGGCGCCGCAACCGACGTCAAGACATTCTCTCAGTTGATCGATACGACAAAAGAAGCATTGGCATCTGGTTGGACCAATACTTTCGAAATCATATTCGGCGACTTCGAAGAAGCCAAGGAACTATGGTCTGGTGTTGCCGATGTTATTTCCGATGTCGTCAATCGATCGTCGGAATCGAGAAACAACCTTCTTAAGGGATGGAAGGATCTCGGCGGAAGAACCGAGCTGATCGAAGGCCTGTCCAACGTCTTTGAATCCCTCGGTAAGGTGGTATCGACCGTCGGTAATGCGTTTCGGAAGGTATTTCCTCCAACGACGTCTCGGCAACTTATGGATATTACCGAGGCGTTCACTTCGTTCACGGAAAGCCTCATTCCTTCCGAATCGACGCTAAACAAGATCGGCCGAGTCGCTGAAGGAGTCTTCTCCGTCTTTGATATCGGCGTGCAGGCCGTCAAGGCTGTAGGCGAGGCCATCGCCACGGCATTCGGATCCGACAGCATGGGCGGTTTGCTTGACAATCTGCTTGATATCGCCGCCGGATTCGGTGACTGGCTTGTCGGACTCGATAAATCGATCAAGCAGTTCGGAATATTCGAAGGAGCGGCCAAGGGTGTTGGAACCGCCATCAGCGGCGTTCTCGGTCTCTTCAGTTCCTTTACCGGTGGAATCTCCTCGATGGGATCGGCCATCGGATCGATCGCTTCGACGATTGGCGACGTACTTGGCGGGGCGTTCGAACGGGTAAAGAACGTCATCAGTGACGTCCTGACGTGGATCACCGATAACATCTCCGGTGGCGACATCTTCGCCGGCCTCGCCGGAGGTGGTATTTTCCTGGCCGCAAAGAAGATCGGCGGGGCGTTCGATAAGATCAAGGAGGCCGTTGAAGGCATCTTCGGCAACGGCGGCGAGAAGCTCAAGAAGGGCGCCGGCGTCTTCGACGATATTCTGAGCGGTCTCACCGACTCGCTCAACGCCTTCACCGGCAGTGTCAAGGCGGTGACCCTCGTCGAGATCGCCGGCTCCATCGCGCTGCTCGTCAACTCAATGGAGAAGATCGCTGCCTTGAGCGGCGGTGAGGTCACCGGAGGAATCGCCGCGATCGGTAGCCTGATGACCGAGCTGAACGTCAGCCTCAAGGCCGTCACGAAGACGATGAAGGGTGTTAAGACCACCGATCTCATCAAGACCGGTGCGGCCCTCATGGAATTCGCGAAGGCAGTGGATATGCTGGCCAACGCCATGTCCACTATCGGCAAACTCGACTGGGACGAGATCGCCAAGGGTCTCACAGGTATGGGCGGAGCCATAGCCGAACTCGTCGCTGCCGCCAAGGGGCTGAGCTACGCCAAGGTCAACGTCAAGACTGCCGGTTCGCTCATCGCCATGGCCCAAGCGGTCAAAATGGTGGCGGATCCTCTCAAACAGCTTGGCAGCATGAGCTGGGAGGAGATCGGTAAGGGCCTTTCCGCCATGGGTGGAGCCCTCACCGAGATGGGCACCGTCACCGGTCTGCTCGGCCGGTTCGGCAAGAACAATCTTTCCGCATCTGTCAGCATGGTCTTGACGGCCAAATCCCTTGGCGATGTCGCAGAAGCGTTCGGATCGTTCTCTCAGTACAATTGGGATGAGATCGGACGCGGCCTTACCGCCATGGGAGGGGCCTTGGGCGAAGTCGGGCTCGTCACCGGCGCCTTGGGCAAGCTCGCGGGATTCTCCGGAATCCTCGGTGGAGGCTCCATTCTCATCACGGCCAAATCCCTTGGCGATATTGCCGAAGCATTCGGTGAATTCACGCAATATAATTGGGATGAAATCGGACGCGGCCTTGTCGCCATGGGCGGTGCTTTGACCGAGGTTGGCGTCGTATCCGGTGCTTTGGGCAAACTCGCAGGTTTGTCCGGAATCATCGGATCTGGCTCCATAGTTCTTGCCGCTCAGGGTCTTGGGGATATCACCAAGGCATTCGGATCGTTCACTCAATACGATTGGGGTGAAATCGGTCGTGGTCTGGTCGCCATGGGCGGTGCTCTTGGCGAGGTCGCGGTCATTAGCGGAGCGTTGGGTGCGCTTACCGGTTTATCCGGATTGATCGGAGCCGGCACGATCACGCTTGCCGTGCAAGGTCTTGACCAGATTGCCCGAGCGTTCAATTCATTCACTCAGTATAGCTGGGAGGAAATCGGCAAGGGCCTCGTCGCCATGGGCGGCGCTCTTGGCGAAGTCGCGGTCATTAGCGGCGCAACTGGTGCCCTGACCGGAATCGCCGGTCTGATGGGCGCGGGAACGATCACGCTTGCCTCTCAGGGTCTCATCGATATCGCAACGGCATTCGGTAAATTTACAGAATTTAATTGGGATGAGATCGGACGAGGCCTTGCGGCCATGGCCGGCGCTTTGGGCGTGACTGCTCTCGGCTCTCTGTTGAATACATTGTCCGGTATTGGTGCTGGAGCAATATCCACGGTTGCCGTTCCACTTGGTCAGTTGGCCGATTCGGTCAAGAAATGGTCTGGGGTTACTGTTCCTGACGATTTGGCGACCAACCTCGGAACGTTGGCATCCGGGGTCATGAAATTCACGCTCGGCGGTCTTGGAGCAGGAGCGTTGTCGACCGCGGCACCGGGTATGGTCCAGATGGCCAATGCGGTCGCGAAGTGGTCCACCATTGAATTCCCGGCCGGGATCGAGGGTAATCTCACTGCTCTAGCCAACGGCGTGAAATCGTTCGCACTGGCATTCGCTGGTGGTTGGTCATTGAACGCCGTCGTTGGCCCCTTTGGGCAATTGGCATCCGCTGTGAATAAATGGAAAGACGTCACCATTCCTAGTGGCATCCAAGGTAATCTCACCGGTCTCGCCAATGGTGTGAAGGCGTTCTCCACCGCATTTGTCGGTGGATGGTCGTTGGGTGCTGTTACCGAACCTCTCGGCAATTTGGCCGGATCCGTCAAGAAGTGGAATGGTGTGACGATTCCAGCTGGAATCGAGAGCAAACTCACCGGTCTCGCCAATGGTGTGAAGGCGTTCTCCACCGCATTTGTCGGTGGATGGTCGTTAGGTGCTATAACCGAACCTCTCGGCAATTTGGCCGGATCCGTCAAGAAGTGGAATGGTGTTGCCATTCCGGGCGGCATCCAAGGTAATCTCACCGCTCTGGCGAACAGCGTGAAAGCGTTCGCTGACGTCGGAGCGTCGGCAACGACAGGAATGACGTCTTCGGCGACGGCACTTACCTCGCTGTCTACTTCGGTGACCTCTTTGGCGAATTCCGGAATTGCCACCATCGGGACCAGTCTCTCGAATTTCATCACATCGCTGAACAACACATCAGCGGTGACGAGCACTCTTCCGGATCAGCTCAAATCGTTCGCGACCAACCTGTCGACATCGATGCAGAACATTGCCACCGCGATTTCAATCAATGGATCGACCATATCCACTGGATTCACACAGTTCAAGGCATCGGTAACCAATGGATTGTCCGGTGTTGGATCCATCGTCAGCCAGAACATGTCGAGCATGTCCGCCGCCATCATCGGCGCCACCTCGACCATCAACGGCGGATTGCATTCAATCGTCAGTGTCGTGTTGGCCTTCGCCGGAAGTATGGGGAACGCCCTTAACGAGTCGACGACATCGACAGCGGCCGGACTTCGGACCACGGTGGACAGGATCAATTCGTTCCAGTCGCAGTTCCGCACGGCCGGTCAACATCTAGCCGATGGTCTGCTGAACGGTATGCGATCGAATTCATCACAGTTCACCGGAGTGTTCTCATCGTCCGTCAATCAGGCAGTTAACAGCGTCAGAGCCTATTATAACGGATTCTATGACGCCGGACGATATCTCGTCGAGGGATTCACCAACGGCATCAGGAATTACGCGAGCTCGGCGGCCACCGCAGCGGCCAATATGGCCAGTTCGGCTAAGACGGCTGCCGATCGCGCCTTGGATAACGGTTCCCCGTCGAAGATCATGATGCAGGTCGGTCGATTCTTCACCGAAGGATTCTCGATCGGCATTACTGATCGAGAGGACATGGTCAGCGATTCTTCCGAGAAGGTCGCGCGGAAGGCGATATCCACGTTGAATGACATGCTGGCGACGTCATCGATCGACGATCTGTTCGACGCGAGTCCGACGATCACTCCGGTGCTTGACCTAAGTGCCATCAGCAAGCAGGCTGGATCGATCGATTCGATGTTGTCGAGATCCATCGCTCCATCAGAGGCCGAGCTCAGGGAAATCGATCGTCGATTCCGTCAAAATGAGAGTGGTTCTCGGACGGCGGAGAAGGATACGAGCGGTCCGAAGTCGGTCAACATCGAATACAACCAGACGTTGAATTCGCCGACCAGTCTCAGTCGTTACGATATTTACCGACAGACATCGAACCAACTCAAACTCCTTCGTCAGGAATTGAAAATGTCACCTATAGGAAAGTAGTGGTCTCAATGTTCAGGTCCATGACAGTGATCAATGATCGAAACGAAAGTCTGACCATTTCGCTCGCCGACCCTCGGGAGAGCGGATATTTGATCTCCGGCATCGATGGTCTTGGGCCAACGAAAGCCACGCTGTGGCATTCCGAATCGGTCACCTCCGACGGTTCCGTCTTTAACGGAGCAAGAAAGGAATCGCGTGACATCACCATCACGCTTGCCTATCTATGGGATGCCAATCACAGCATCGAGGAGTTGCGTCATAGGCTCTACCGATATTTTCCGGAGAAACGAAGCGTGACGCTCATCTTCGAGACCGATACCAGACGGGTGAAGACCGTCGGGCATGTCGAGAACAACGAGGTGTCCATATTCACGAGTCAGGAGGCGTCGGCGATCACGATCAGATGTGCAGATCCGTGGTTTGAAGACGCCTCCGAGATCTCAGAGATCGTCACACAGTTCTCGACAGTGGAGTCGCTGTTCGAATTCCCGTTCCCGATAGCCGGCGACACCTTTGAATTCGGCAATATCAGCATCGATCATTCGAAGATCGTCCAGTACGATGGTGAAGCCGAGGTCGGCGTTGTCATCACTGTCGAACTCACTGGACCGGTTTCTAATCCCTCATTCTACAACGAGGATTGGGACGAGTCGATCCTGATCTACACCGATAAGGTTAAGAGCATCATCGGATCCGATCTCCAGTCGGGGGATCAGATCATCATATCGACCGTGTCCGGAGAAAAATACGCAAGAATCCGTAGGGAGGGCATCGATTACAACGTTCTCAACGCCATCGACAGGGCTGTGAGTTGGATTACACTGTATCCTGGAAACAATGTCATCACCTATATGGCCGAATCAGGTATCGATAACATGATAGTGTCCGTATCCAGTAAGATTCTTTACGCCGGAGTGTGATCATGGCGAAACGAATGGAATTTTTCGTACTGGACAAATCGTTTAAGGTCGTCGACATCGTCGATGAGTTCGAATCGGTTATTTGGACCGAGCGGTTCTCGGCTTATGGCGATTTCGAATTCTACGTTCGGGCGAGTATCGAGAACATCCAACGGTTCCCGAAAGGATATTATCTGTTCTATCCCGATTCCGTATCGACTATGGTGATCGATCAGGTGAAGATCACCAGCAATCTCGAAGATGGAGATCATCTTGTCGTGAGCGGTCGTTCCTTGGAGTCGCTTCTGTTGAGACGAGTCATTCCGAAGAAAGTCACGTACAAAGGCGATATTCAGATCGCGATTCAGACGATTCTGAACGAGAATGTCATCAAGCCAACGGAAGCACGACGGAAGATCGACAACTTCGTTTTTGAAAAGAACAACGATCTTCCTGACACTTCGTCGGAGACCGATGATGGATACGAATTCGATGGCGACACCGTATACGATGCCGTCAAGACGATTCTCGACTCCAAGAAATACGGATTCCGTCTTAGTTTGGCAACGGCCGACCGTTGGATCGATACGAAAATGACGTTTCGCATCATAAACGGAACCGATCATTCATATGAACAGGATAAGAATCCATATGTGATATTTTCATCGAATTACGGAAATCTGGTTTCGTCGGACACCACTATGGACTATCGCGAACTCTATAATGCCGCATACGTCGGCGGGTCCGAGACACGAAACGATGATGGTTCGACGAAACGTCTGGTCGCTTATGTTCCAAATGAGGACGGATCTATCGGATGGGATTATCACGAAACGTTCTATGGCGGACTATCGGTCCAGCAAAACGATGATGAGGGAAAACCGCTTCCGGATTCCACGGTACTTAACTCCCTCAAATCGGAAGGAAAGAAGGAACTCAAAAAGGTTGGTTCCGGTATCACCTTCGATGCAGAGGTATCATCAACTACCGGCATGGTCTACAACGAAGATTACACTATCGGTGATATTGTGCAATTCGAGAACGCCTATAACATGGCGTATCCGGCCAAGATCACCGAGTATATTCGTAACTGGGATACCAATGGATACAGCGAGTATCCGACATTGGAGACGATCGTCGATTCCTTGACATCGATCGATGATTCCTCCGGATTACCGATTCGAGATTCCACCGATAACACCTTGCATTCCTCGGTGAAGATAGATGATTAACCAGAAAGGAGTAAGCCATGGCCGTTACCTCAGGATTTTTCAATTCCTCGAACCATGATCGTGTGTACAACAATATTCAGATGGGACAGATTTTCGATGGTATCATCAACGATGGTGTTCTTCCGAATTTCGAGGACCATCTGGTCGTTAAGTCGGGAAGAGGCATGCAAGTCATTGTCGGATCCGGTCGAGCCTGGTTCAATCATACATGGACCTATAATTCCACCGATCTTCCGTTGACGATCGATTCCGCGTCGGCCACTCAGGACCGTATCGATGCCGTGGTGCTTCGCGTCGATAAATCATTGAAAGTCAGGGCCAATAGCATTCTCATCAAGGATGGAACGCCAAGTGGAAGTCCAAAACGTCCGACCATGACCAAAACGTCGGATATTTCCGAGTATCCCTTGGCGTACGTTAAGGTCGTTCATGGTGTCACGAACATCACCTCCGCCGACATCACCAACGCCATCGGCACAAGTGCATGTCCTCTGGCGACACTGGTCGAGAACACTTTCAACGCCGACACCATCATCCGACAGTGGCAGGCGCAATTCGACGACACCATGGAGTCCAACAAAAAGGAGTGGCACGAGCTCATCGAGAGTGTCGTGACCGATCCGTCGGCCATCACGTCGATCCCCAACTCCGTCATCGACAACATGTTCGTTATTCACTAAGAAAGGAATCATCATGAGAATTTTGGACCAAAACGACAACGAGATCCAGCCGGAGGACGTGGACTATCGTCTCGGCAAGCTCTCCGATGACAAGATCTTCATTCAGCACCACGATGCCGTCGAAGCCGTTGAGGAGCAGGGCCATTACGAGACCCTTCAGGAGTATCCGAACGGCGGTAAGGACGTCGAGTGGAAGGTGGACGTTCCAGGCGTCGAAGCCAAGGAAGCCTGGGACGAATACGAGGATATTCAGCGCTACACCAAGTTCACCGCTGAGGAACTCAAGGCCAATGCCGAGCGTGAGGCGCAGGCATTGGAACAGCAGGAGATCCAGAAGGCCGTCATGGCCGCCGTGCCGATACTGATTCAGCCGATGCTGACCAGCATGCCGGTCGAGGATCTGAAGGCCGTGTCGGCTCTGGTTCCGGAGTGGACTATCGGTACCGAATACAAGACCGGCGATATTGTCCGGTATAAGGGCGTTCTGTACCGTTGCCTTCAGAACGACACCGCCCAGGAGATCTTCCCGCCGGATACCTACATCTCGGGATGGAAGTGCGTCGATGAGCCGGACGAGCATGGCATCCATCCGTTCAGCCAGCCGCTTGGTGCTACGGACGCCTACATGAAGGGTGACAAGGTGTCCTTCGAAGGCGCCTATTATCAGTCGAACATCGACTATAATGTCTGGTCGCCGACCGCCTATCCGCAAGGCTGGACCAAGTTGGATGGCACCGGCGAAAGCCCGGAACCCGGTGGCGATGATGACGAGTATCCGGCATTCGTCCAACCGACCGGCGCCCATGACGCATACAACATCGGCGACAAGGTGACGTACAACGGCCATCGGTACGAGTGCACGATGAACAACAACGCCTATTCGCCGGATGCCTATCCGCAGGGATGGAAACAGATCGACTAAGGAGATGACGTATGGCACGTCTTAATACTTACACCCGCACTTCGCAACCGTCGGATTCGGACGTGTTTGTCATTGATAGCACGACTGGTTCGGCAGGCACCAGGACGGTGCTTTGGTCCTCGATCAAAGCGCTGTTCGCCGCGGCCAAGCACAGTCACGCCGCTTCCGACATCGCCAGTGGCAGACTGGAAGTCGACCGACTTCCCACAATCCCGTTGTCCAAGGGAGGCACCGGAGCCACGTCGGCCGCGACGGCCCGTACGGCTCTAGGTGTCCAGAATCCTCCGACGGCGCCGGTTGCGCTTACCAATCAGAACCTGAACTCGTACAATACCGAAAAACAGTGCGGGTATTATTATGCCGCTGGCGGCAATACTGTATCGAACAAACCATCCGGCGTCGATTATTTCGGCATGTGGATGATGCATACGGCGTCGGGCGTGTTCACCCAGATTCTGTACTCCAACTCCCACAAGATCTGGACGAGGTCGTATTCTACTAATTACGCATGGAGTACGTGGATCGCTCTGGTCCGAACGACCGATACGATCGCCAAGGCCACCAGCGCGACGAACGCCACCAACGCGACCAATGCCACGAACGCCACCAAGGCGACGCAGGACTCCGCGGGTCAGCAGATCAACACGACCTATGTGAAGTCCGTCACCGCATCGGGACGTACGGTCACGGTGACCAAGGGCAACGGCACGGCATCGACGTTCACCACGCAGGATACGACCTACTCTGTGGCCACCCAGTCGGCGGCAGGTCTCATGTCGGCAGCGGATAAGAAGAAGCTTGACGGTCTCTCGAGTGACGTTGCCGGATCCATCCCGCTCGCCACGCCGACCAGAGACGGTCTGATGCCCAAAGCCGACAAGGCGAAGCTCGATGCGATTGGACCGATACCCACCAGTACGATCGACGGTTTCTTTAGAATTTGATATTTTAGGAGGTATGATATCATGGTAGCTTATCTTGACGAGGGGGGGGCTCGGCATCTAGTCAGGAAGGTTCTTGACCGGATCCAGCCCGTTGGATCTCTCTATTTCAGCACTAGTAGCGCGTCCCCAGCGAGTTTGTTCGGTGGCACCTGGGAACGCTATGCGCAGGGACGAGTAATGGTCTCTGCATCGGACACCGATACAGACTTCACCGTCGGCAAAACCGGCGGAGAGAAGACGCATAGTCATACGTACGGTATTGTGTTTGGCACCAATTACGGAATGACTGTATTGTCGGACAGTCGAGAATCGCCACAAATGGGTGTCGTTGATTATTCTCTAACTGTTGGCAATCGTATTCGGAGACACGGTATTCCGCCTATCAATACGACCAATCACGGTTTCGCAGATCCGGTCTATGGCTCATATGGTGAGAATAAACAACTGGATCTTCGAATGAATGAAGGAAACACCACGAGCGCATCATCAATGGAACCGTATGTCGCAGTGTATATTTGGCGTAGGACCGCTTAGGCCGTACGTCTCCACACATACACTGCGACATACGGCTGAAGACTCGACTCGGAATACGACTGTTCCTCGGTGCCGTTCGAGTTCGGTGATCTGGCGGCCGGGGTGTAGAGATCGTGATGTCCGGGAGCAATACCTCGACGCAGGACACCGCCTTGGTCATGGTGTGTCCAAGTGACGGATAAGATACCGTTGGGAAGCTCCTCCATACCAAGCGGCAGCCAATGACTATGCGTCTTCTCTCCGCCGGTTTTGCCGACTCCTCACGGAAAGGCAAGACCTATAATGGTTGCATATTTGGATCAGGCAGGTGTACAGCACCTCATTGCGAAGATTCGTAATACGTTTTGGCCTGTCGGCACAATTCTGGCGACATCCACCAACACTTCGCCGGCGTCCTATCTCGGAGGCTCCTGGGAGGCGTATGCTCCCGGAAGGACGCTGGTGGGTGTATCAACAACGGATACTGACTTCGCCCTCAACAAGCAGGGCGGTGCGAAAACCGTCGATGTCGGCCGTTCGACTGATTTAGCGGCTGGACTGAAATTAAACGATCATGCTGGAATACACGTCGCATGGAAAGACGCCGCTGCACATACCCCTGTTAATATCGCGTTTGGATTCGAATTGGAAACCAGAGGTGGTATAAACTGGAACAGTAAAAAGACTGGTAATGGAACGAAGGTTTATGGAAATCTTCCGCTCATGAATCCATATGTCGCCGTCTGCTATTGGCGTAGAATTGCTTAAGCGACACGGCGCCAATAACGAACGGCGACATACGGTCCCATCGAGCTCGCAGGGTCAGAATGTCCGACGATGGCAGCTCCCCAGGTTGCGTCGAATGAACCGCCATTGATATCACCGATCTTGCGCGCATCACCCTTGAACGAGGAAAGGCGGACACGTCGCACGACGGTGTTCTGTCCGTCAAGCGAGACCTGTGCACTAAGAGTGCCTGGATTATGTTCATGTGTCTTGCTTCCACCGGTGGTGCCATTACTCCTCCGAGCGCTTCCGCAACGGGTTTTCTCATCCTTTTACCGTCGTCATAGGCCCGGAGGAGGGTTCTTTTATACACATAAAGGATGCATCGAAAGGAGTCCATCATGCCCATGCCTCAATACAACGGCCCCATGTATTCTCAGGGACCGACGGCGGTAGGTCCGTACAATTTGCAGGGTTATCAGCCGACGTTCGGTTATAATCCGCAGCAGACCTACATACCGCAGACACCACAGGCGGAGGTGACTGAATCGATATGAACCCATGGGTTCAGACGATCGTCACCGTCGTATGCTCAGTGTTCGCATCGTCTGGACTCTGGGCATTCGTCACCACGGTCATCAACAATCGTAAGAAGAAGGACGATTCGGAGGACGAACGCATCGAGGCCATCGAGAAGATGGTACGGGGACTCGCTCACGCCAAGATCGTTGAGGTCGGCAAGCGTTATCTTGAGCAGGGCCGCATCACCCTCGATAGCCTCGATGAATTCAATCACTACCTCTATTATCCATACAGCGCCATGGGCGGCAACGGCTACGCCAAAAAGGTCGCCGAAGAGGTCAACAAGCTTCCTCTCGATATCGTCGAAACAAGAAAGGAGGAGAGATGACCGATCAGAACACCGAACCGACTCCGGAGGAGTCGACCGATGAGGTCTTTGATCCAGATTTCGTCAAGCATGAGATCATCCCGCTGCTCATGTCGGACAAGACGTACGACATCATGAAGTGGATCGTGCAGTATATTCTGCCCGGTCTCGGCGTGCTGTACGCCATCATCGCCGGCGCAACCGGACTTCCGTACGCGGAGGTCGTGCTGGCGGTCGTGATGGCCGTGGACTGGTTCCTGGGGATCATCCTGGGCATCAGCACGAAGCAGTACAACAAGTATATCGCCAATAAGCAGTGATGTTTATAAGAATTAAGAGGTCGTGACTATATCATGGCCTCTTAATTTTTGGCCTTTCGCGTTCGAAACATGCCTTATAGTGAAGTAACCGAACAAAGGAGAACACTATGAAGTTCAAATCACAGCATCGGAACATCAACAAGGCGTTCGATGACAATATCGACGCGGCGTTGGCCAATATTTACGGAGCGGTCGATGACAATCACGCCCGCATGGCCGTCGATGACCTAAAGGTCTTGGTGGAAGCGAAGAAGATGTATAATGAAGATCGCAATGCCATGATCGCGAAGGTCGTCGGGGTCGGAGGGACGTTGGTTTGTCTGGGACTGATGTTCGCATTTGAGACCGACCACGTCATTACGACAAAGGCGCTGAGTTTCGTTCCGAAACCGAAGATCTGACGACAGACGTTCATATTTGAACGGAGATTCGCAATAAGGGTCCATGGAAACATGGGCTCTTATTTTCTCGAAAGGATTACACATGAAAAAGAAATACGGTATTCTCAACTTCCTACTCGACCTCGTCCTGACCGGTCTCACCGGAGGGTTGTGGCTCATCTGGATCGTGTTCCGTTTTCTTAGAAGAAACTCATGACTCCATGCATGTATAGGATCGACTATGTCTTCGAACGATATTTTCCGCAATTCTGGAGAGAGCGGCTGTGCTACAGGATCGAACAATACAATTCGATATTGGTCGGAACCACATCCGGTCTGTTATGCCGTTTACGAATCGACAATTACTCATCGGAAGACGACGTACGATACTCTTTCCGAGTCTATTCGGGAACGAATGAGAAAGGAAGGCCGCCTATGAGCGATTGCGTACATATTTTCCTCATCGGTCCACAGGGATCGGGAAAGACCACACTTGCCAAGGAATTGGAGTGTCGTGGGTATGAACAGATCCTCGCATATACGACCAGGCCTCCACGGGACAACGAGATCGAAGGCGTCGACTATCATTTCGTCACCGACGCCGAATTCGAGGACGCGTTTCTTGATGGGGAACTGACCTGTGTGCGGACATATTCCACCGTCTTTGGCGTGTGGAAATACGCATTCGCTTGGTCTGATCTCTATCGCGCGGTGGATAGCGTCGCCGTCATCGATCCGGAATCATATTTACGCATTTATGACCAGATCGAGAACGTTTTCGGAATATATCTTAACGTTCCCGATGATGTCCGGAAGGCTCGACTGCTCGTGCGCGGAGACGATCCCGAAGAGATCGATCGGCGCATGCAGGCCGATGTGATAGACTTCGCATCGATTGACATGTGTTTCCGAGATGTCTGTAAGATGCGGATCGGCATGGTCCGACGACCGGACATAGAAGCCGATCGGATCGAAGGCCATGTCCGGGAGTTCCGCAGTCTGATATTTCGCGGTGAAAACATGGCATATAATGAAGGATAAAACCTCAACGAAAGGATAATACCATGAAGGAACAGTTCGAGAAGGCCAAGAAGTTCGTGGTCGATCACAAGTACGAGTTCACCGTTGGCGCGATCGTCGTCGGAGCCGTTACGGCTTTGGCGGTCGTCAAATTCATTGGTGAACCGGATGAATTGATCGATGTCAACGAACCGGAGGCCATCGAGGACTCTTCCGACGATGTGGATTCCACGTCCGTCGAGGAGTGACATTTTTCAATGCCGTAAAGGCGCTGCGGAAACGTGGCGCCTTTATTTTTCTGAAACGAAAGGAGCAACCAATGAATCTCGAATCCGTCAAGGATTTCGTCAAACACAACGCGGGTACGATTCTGACCGTCATATCCTGTGCCGGTGTTGTAGGTACGGCCGTATGTGCTGCCCATGACGCCGTGAAAGCCCGTGACGTCATGTTAGAGATCGAGATGGAGCATGATGATATGCCGAAGAGCGAGGTCGTCAAGCGTGTCGTGCCGTGCTATATTTCCACGGTGCTTATGGCCGGAACGACCATTGCATGTGTCATCGGCCATCATCAGATCTCGGCCGGAAAGATCGCCGCCTATGCATCGGCATACACCATGGCCACCAAGGCCGCATCGGAGTACCGGACCAAGATCGTCGAGGAACTCGGCAAGGAGAAGGCACAGGAGATCGACGACCGTATTTCAGACGAGCATATCCGCAGGAATCCTCCGTCCGATCAGGGTCTTATCCCGGGTGTCGGTGATGTGTTGTGCTACGACCAGCTCATGGATCGATATTTCCATTCGGATCCCGAGTCCATCCGAAAGGCGGTCAATGATCTCAACTACGAGCTCATCAACGGCCTTGGTATGTGGGTCGGTCTCAACGAGTTCTATGACAAACTCGGTCTCGATCCGGCTCCGATCGGCGAGGAGCTCGGATGGACCATTGACAATCGTATCGAGGTGTCCTTCTCGTCGAGGCTCACCGACAGCAACATCCCGTGTCTTGTCATGCGGTTCACCACGAGTCCGGTGGCGGATACGACGCGCAGGTACTGATTCGTGATGAAATCATGCCATATAATGAAGTGATTCATCAACGAAAGGAACTGCAATGAAGGAATCATTTGGTGAAGCTCTGGGCAATGCCATCGTCAAGAACCTTGCGAAGAACGCCGATGTCGATCCGAAGAAGATCGCCGTTGGTTTGGTAGTTACGGTAGCCGGAACCGCGCTGACCGTAGCAACCAAATCGGTGACTCAGAAGGTCGTCGGTAACGCGATCCGCAAGGCGAACGAACGAAAGGCGGAAGCCGAGAGCGAAGCTGAGGACATTCCCGAATTGGACGACAAACCGTCCGATGAAAACTGATAGACGTATAGGCTCGTGGAAACATGGGCCTATATTTTTCAACCAAACAACCATATATTCCAGAAAGGAACCATATCATGATCAAGAAGACCGTCACCTACACCGACATCGATGGCGTCGAGCAGAGCGAGACCTTGCTCTTCCATCTCGACGATAACGACATCATCGAGATGCTGAAGAACGGTAAGCTTCAGAAGCTCTCGGACGACCTGTCCTCGGATGATCTCAAGGTGAAGACCACGGCTTTGGAGAACTTCGTCGACATGACTTACGGCTTCCGCTATGAGGAGGAAAAGATCGACAAGAAGACCGGAGAACGTCGCATGGTGCCTCGATTCCGCCACGCAACGCCCGAGGAGATCGAAGAGTTCCACAAGAGCGAAGAGCATGGCAAACTCATGATCTCGATGTACACCCAAGCTGGAGTGGCCGATTCGTTCATAAGCGCACTGCTTCCGAACGTCAAGGGCTGATCACGATATTCTCATGAACTATAATGAGGAGAGGATCCACATGAGATCCCCTCCTCATATTTTCGAAAGGAGTTCCATATGGCGGAAGTCGACAAGGAGACCTTCGACGTTTCGAGGGAAGCATTGGGGATTGAACCGAATGCCGATAAACCGAACGATGTCGACAAGGTCGTGCAAGGAGAAGTCGTTCGCAAAAAGAAAAACAAGGTCCAGAAGGTCGCCGAGACATTTTTCGGTGGCGATCTTCGCGATGTAGCATCCTATGTCGTCAAGGACGTCATGATTCCTGCTGCCAAGGACATGCTATACGATACCGTATCACAGGGATTCAGCCGATTGCTGTTCGGCGAAGTTCGTCCAAGAAACAACTCGACAAATCGAGGATACACCAGCTATTCGTCGATGAGTCGAGATCGTTCCACGGGACGTCGCGAGATCGAATCCCGCAATCGTAACGACTTCGATGATGTTACGTTCCGCGATCGTCGTGACGCTGAGGCGGTCATGGACACGTTACGGGATATCATCGATCATTATGGTCAGTGCAGCGTGGCCGATCTTTTCAAGGCCTCTGGTATATCCCCAAGATATACCGATTATGATATCGGATGGACTGATCTGGCCAGAGCGACCATAGCACGATATCGCGATGGCTATGTCATCAATATGCCAAGAACCGAGAGCTTGCGATGAGTACATCAGAGAACCGTCATATTCTAGAGAAGTGGTATTCCAATCCATTATGGAAAATGAAGGTTGACAAGATGAGCGACGAACAGGTCGCCGTCAAGCTCGAACGTCTTCGTAAGGCAAGAGAATGCAGGAGGATACACCATGGCTGAGTTCAGCAGCATTGAACGGCAGACCGATCTTACCGTCGACAAGACTCGGTATATTTCAGATGATAAGTTGAGATCGCTCTGCATCTGGAAGGAACGCGTCCGTCGATTTTTTTTCCAAAGATCGATCAGGATGCGCTCGACTATCGAGTAAACGATGACGATACCGGTGTCAAGGTGCTGGAAGACGATGGAACGATATTCGAGATCACCATCGACAAAGACACCAGTGTGGCCATGGCGCGTCTCTGTCACAGAGACGAACCGTGGTCGTTCGAATACTGAATGATATTCTCGGAGACGTTCCGGAGATCCCCGAGATCATATTTCAATGTAAAGGAATAAACATGAGCGTAAAGGAAACCATCGTACGTTTCGGCAACAAGGCGTTGTTGCAACTTGACAAGCATTCCCCGCAGATTCTCGTCGGCGTGGGCATCGTCGCCGGTGTGGCCGCCACCGGCCTTGCGGTATATTCCACGATGAAACTGGATACCGTCATGGACCATCATCAGAACAAGATGGTGGATATTTCCAAGAAGGCCAAGGAGGCCGAAAGCGACGACGAGATCATCTACGACAACAAGGCGCAGAAGCACGACAAGACGATGGTCTATGTCGAGACCGGAGCCGAGATCGCCCGTCTATATATGCCGACGATCCTGCTGACAGGCCTGAGCGTCGGATGTGTGCTGTCCGCACATCATATTCTGGATGGACGGTACATGGCGGCTGCCTCGGCGTTCACGGCCGTGTCCAAGGAGTTCTCCGACTATCGAGGCCGTGTTCGCAAACAGCTCGGCGAGGACAAGGAGCGCGATATCTATCAGGGAGTCGTCGAAGAGGAAATCACCGACGAAGAGACCGGAGAGACAAAGACCGTTCGCCATTACGACAAAGACACGATCGACCGTGACGGACTGTCCCGATATTTCGACGAATTCTCGATCTATTGGGATAAGACCAATCCCGATCAGAATATCGCGCATATTCGCTCGGTTCTCCACCAAGCGAACGATCGGCTCTATGCCAACGGTCATCTATTCCTTAATGATGTGTATCGCATGCTTGGAATCGATGATAGCAAAGAAGGTGCAGTCCTGGGATGGATCATCGATGATGAGCATCAGAGCCCCTTTGTCGATTTCGGTGTGTTCGGCGTGAATAGCGACGATCCGTGGGATTATAGCAACGCTGAACCATGGGACGGCAGGCTTGGCATCCTGCTGACATTCAACGTGGATGGCATCATCTACGATAAGATCTAATCGATGATATTTTTAGGGACGGTCGTCTTCATGATGGCCGTCCCGTTCATTTAATCAAGGAGCATCCATGAATCTCAAGACCATTGGGTTCGTAGTGGGCGGATTCGCCGCTGGTGCCGCTACGGCGACCGCCATATTCTACTTCGGTATATACAAGCGATATATTCCGCTGAAGGACCTCGAGCAAGAGATCGCCGATCTGGAACGTAAGAAGCATGAACTTAACCAACAGTTCAAAAACAACCACGAGAAGTTCGTCAACGCCAAGCGGTCGACCGACGAGGCCATTAGGCGCAAGGAGCAGGAGCTTGACTTCTACGACGATCAGATCATCGCCGTTAAGAAGGAATGGGAGGCCATTAGTGCGGCGAAAACGTATGGCGATCCCAAAGCCACCGAGCGAAAGGATATTTCTGATGATCCCGATGACGAACGTGGTGACGAGTTCGATGATGACCCAGTGGACATCGACTCAGACGAGCCCGATCGGGATAATTTCATCATCGATGACGGAGTTCCACGATGGGATGGTCCACTTACCGATGATGAACAGCGTCAGTATGACGAGGCTAATGGGGACGAGCGCATTGAGCAATCAATCCTCATGACGATCAAGGCGCGTCGCTGGCATCAGTCCATCGATCATGATGAACCGAGCTACCAGATCTCCGAGGAGGATCACGAGGATGCCCCGTGGTTCATCGATACGGAGAATCTCGATTACTGGGAGGACGATGACGTGCTTGCCCGAGGAATGGAGATCGTTCAGGACCCGGATGCCATCATCAACACCATCGTGCTCAACAGGTTCGGAAGGTCGTCGCAGAGTGGTGATCCTAACGTCGTGTGGTGCAGGAATGATATTCTGGAGACCGACTACGAGATCACCCGGCATGACGGATCGTACCAGCATGAGGTGCTAGGAATTCCCGAAGAGGAGTCATACCGACCCAAAAAGCGGTTCAATTCCACTATAGCGGCCGAAATGGAGGAGGTCAATGACAAGTAATTCATCGCCATTTTTCAACGCATCGTATATTCAATGGCTACGTCATCGTGTTGATTTCGACGAATATGTCGATCTAAGTATGTCTCTTGCAGCCATTCCGTTCCGTTCCAGTGTCATGATGGATCGGAATCGGATATCCGATGGCGAGTCGTTACGTGAGGTATACACACGCCGAACCGGATATTCGTTGGTTAGCGGTATTCGAGGATGTTCGGTTCTTGAGTTCCTCGTCGCCTTGGCCGAACGGGTCAATGATGTGCTTGCCATCGTCCCGATCGACGCGGTGTTCTCCATGTTCATCGAAAACATGGATCTGACACGATGCTCAGATGACTGGTTTCTCAACCAGAGAGATCCGGAGTGTTATATTCAGGACCGATGCGACATCATGATGGATCGAAAGTACCGACCTGACGGATCGGGCGGCGGACTCTTCATTGTTCATGATGACAAGGATATCCGCTCATCCGAATGGTGGTGGCAGATGCAATATTGGCTCAACGAACAATATATTCCCGACATGTAAAGGAGGCGAAGATGGATCAAGTGCAGGTGCGTGTCAAAAAGACAAACAAGGGCCATGAATCCATATTCGCCGATCCGAAGATGCGAGGGTATCACGATCTGCTCGTCAAAGGCGGATCGTTTTATGCGGTGTTCGATCCGGATAGTCATCTCTGGTCACAGAACCTTCAACGCCTTGGTGAGCTGATCGACCGTGATATTCGGGAGTTCGCCGACTCGTATGAATCTCCGGACGGTAATGAAGTGACCTGCATGCTTATGCAGAACACCTCCAACGGTTGCTGGAACAGGTATATTTCCGGACTGCGCAATCTGGCCGATAGTGATGCGGTGCTCAATCAGCGGATCATATTCGCCAATGACACTCCGAAGCGCGAGGACTACGCTACCGTTCAACTGGAATACGCGATATCCGAGGGAGACACCTCGGCATACGACCGGCTCATGAATACGTTGTATGCCCCATCCGAACGCGAAAAGCTCGAATGGGGCATCGGCGCCTTGGTCGACGGTAATGATATTCAACGCATCCAGAAGATGTTCGTCATCTATGGTGATCCCGGAACCGGAAAGTCGACGATTCTCAATATCATTGAGATGCTCTTCCCTGGATACATTGCATATTTCAATGCAGAGGAACTCGGCAAGGGATACCAATTCAGTACCGCATCCTTCAAGAACTCTCCGCTCATCGGTATCCAGACCGACGGCGATCTGAGTCACATGTGGGACAACACCTTGCTTAATCAGATCGCTGCACATGAGAAGATCGTGGTCAACGAAAAAGGTGTCAAGCAGTACACTGTTCCACTGAAGACGATGTTGTTCATGGCAACGAATAAGCCGGTGAAGATCACCGACGCCAAGTCGGGCATCACAAGGAGACTGATTGATATTTATCCGACTGGCAACACGTTGAAACCGGATGATTATTTCGACTGCATGAAGCAGATCGGATTCGAATTAGGTGCCATCGCCTATCATTGTCGTGAGGTCTATAGGAAACTCGGGGTCAACCGATATTCCCAGTATCGCCCAACGGAGATGATCGCCAAGACGAATGATATTTACACATTCGTTCAGGACAACATCGACCTCATGGACATCGATGAGCCAGTGCGTCTGACCGATCTGTGGCGTGCCTATAAGGAATGGTGTGAGGAAGCCCACATCACCGACGTCATGAAACGCTCCGAGTTCATGTTCGAACTGGCTTCATATTTCGAGAACATGGACCGGGGAGCAAGTAAGGCGGTTACCTATCATGGATTTCAACGAGACAAGTTCGAATCGAGAATCGTTGACTCTTCTGACCGACATGCTCGAACATCTGACGATGACCATGTCTCATGGCTTCGACTTGATAAAATTGATAGTCGATTCGACGAACTCTGTCATGATTGCCCTGCGCAATATGCTAGAGACGACGAAAGCGGATCCCCAGTCGCCAAATGGGCCCAAGTCAGCACCACACTCAAAGACCTCGACACCAGTCGACTTCATTGGGTCAAGGTTCCGGAAAACCACATCGTCATCGACTTTGATATTCGAGGAGAGGATGGTGAGAAGTCGCTTCAGGCCAATCTCGAGGCGGCCAGCAAGTTCCCTCCAACCTATGCCGAGGTGTCCAAGAGCGGACAGGGATTGCACCTCCACTATATTTACGATGGAGACGTATCCAGACTCAAAAACCTTTACGACATCCATGTCGAGATCAAGGTCTTCCGAGGCAATTCGTCCCTACGGCGTCTGCTCTCACGGTGCAACGATCATGAGATCTCCCATATTTCAAGCGGCCTTCCGTTGAAAGGAGAGAAGTCCGTGATCAATCAGAAGGAACTCAAGGATGAACAGCATCTACGCAACGTCATCAAGAAGGCTCTGCGCAAGGAGTGTTGTCCTGGAACCAAGCCGAGCGTCGAGTTCATCAAGAAGCTCATGGACGAGATGTATGAGTCCGGTAAACCATACGACGTCACCGACATGCGTAATGAGATATTTGATTTCGCTTTGCGGTCGACGCATTGGTCGGATTATTGCATCGTTCTGGTGAACGAGATGAAGTTCAAGTCCGATGATATTCCGAAGGGCAGTGATCCGAAGAACGCCGATATTCTCACCTTCTTCGATGTCGAGGTCTTCCCGAACCTCTTCATGGTCTGCTTCATGAAGAGCGATTCGGACGTCGTCAAGACATGGATCAATCCTCCGCGGCAGAACATCATGACGCTGCTCGATGAGAATCTGGTGGGATTCAACAACCGCAAGTACGACAATCATATTCTCTGGGCGTGGGGTGTCATGGGATACAACAATGCCCAGCTGTATGATCTGTCGACACGGATCGTCAGCGGAAACAAGAACGCCATGTTCGGTCAGGCATACAATGCTTCCTATACGGATATTTACGACTTCTCCGCCAAGAAGCAGTCGTTGAAGAAGTGGGAGATCGAATTGGGAATTGACCATCATGAATTGGGCATGCCATGGGACCAACCGGTTCCGGAGGACAAATGGCCGTTGGTGCAATCATATTGCGAAGATGACGTCAGGGCCACCAAGGCCGTGTTCGAACATCTCAAGGAGGATTTCACCGCACGACAGATGCTGGCCATGCTCAGTGGCCTGACAGTCAACGACACCACCAACACCCATACCGCCAAGATCATATTCGGGAACAACAAGCATCCGCAGTCGGAGTTCAACTTCACCGACCTTTCGGATATGTTCCCGGGATACACCTTCGACCGATACGCGCCCAAGGACAAGAAATCCCAGTACATGGGCGAGTATCCGGGAGAAGGCGGCTACGTCTGGGTTAACGGCATGGAGAACGGCGATGTCGATCAGGATTACAATAATATTCCGCATCCATGGGAGGTAAGAAGCAATGAGTAAGACTTTGAATTACGAATCTCCGATCCGATTAACCAACGGAATCCGATACCAGTATCCTTCACATATCAACGGAAGGTATCCATCACGATTGTTCCTTTACGGATATTTGATGGCGCTTGGTATCGACAGCACAAAACCAGATCCGAAGAATCGAACTCTCTATGCCGAAGGGCTTGACGAGCTCGATCTCATTAAGCTTGTCGACGCCTATAACCGCCATCTTGAAGGCGATGATGAACCGCTGAAGATATTTGGAAAGGAGCATACGACATGGGCGTAGCATGGATCTTCATCGGATACGTCATCACGTTGATATTCGTGATGTTGGTCATTCAAGGAGTCGATGACCGATGGTAGAGAAAGAAGAGCATCGTCTGGGCGGCATGTTCGGCAACGTCGGGTTGCTTGACATTTCATCAATGCATCCTAGTTCGATCGTGGCCATGAATCTCTTCGGCCCATATACCGAACAGTTCGACGCCATCCGACAGGCCCGTATCGCCATCAAGCATAAAGACTTCGATCGATGTCTTGATATTTTCAGGAAATTCGTTCCAGAAGAACGTATCAAGGATCTCGAACCAGTGCTCAAGGGCGAGGATTCCAAGGCGCTGGCTCAGGCTCTGAAGATCGCCATCAACGCGGTCTATGGCCTAACCAGCGCCTCGTTCCCCACCAGATTCAACGATGCGGCCAATCCGAACAACCTCAATCTCGACAATAAAGTGGCTAAACGAGGCGCCTTGTTCATGATTGCGCTCAAGCACAAGGTACAGGAGCTCGGATACAACGTAGTCCACATCAAAACCGATTCGATCAAAATCGCCGATGTGGACCGCGATATCATCGACTTCGTTACCACCATGGGCAAGCAATACGGATACAATTTCGAATTGGAGTCCATTTATGACAAGATGTGCATCGTCAACAAGTCCACCTACATCGCTCATTCAGCCTACGGTGAGCACTGTGGTGAGTGGACCGCTACTGGGTTGCAGTTCCAGGTTCCTTACGTCTTTAAGACCCTATTTACCAAAGAGCCAGTCGGTCTGACGGATTTCCGAGAGACTAAATCGGCTCAGTCCAATATTTTCCTCGATTTCAATGAGGGACTTGACCCGGATGAGCATAATTACAGCTTTGTTGGTAAAGTATCAGCCTTTTCCCCTGTCAAATCAGGATGTGGAGGAGGTTTATTGGTTCGTGAGAACAATAGAGGCGGTTTTGATGCGGTATCCGGAACGAAAGGTTATCGATGGAAGGAATACTCGGTCATCCGAGACAACGAGCTATCTTCAGAGATTGACCGATCATATTACGAGCGATTGGCCGATGACGCGATCGATACCATCGAACAATACGGGTCATATGAATGGCTGATCGACGAGAGTAGTCCATATTCATCACCGAATCCAGCATCGAACGATCTCATGAAAGAGCTGGCCACATGACCTTGCCGGATGTGATCATTGTTATATTTCTGGTCACTTTCACGATGGCAATCAGCTGGTTCGGCGATCACCATCATTTTTGACACAATCGAAAGGAGTTTATTCATGAGTATCAATTTTATTTTCGGACTGGTTCTAGCAATGGTCATAGGAACGGTCATCAGTTATCTGGTTATCCAAGGAGTTGACTTTTTAATACGTTATATTCGCAATCAGATCAACGCCAAGGAGTTCACTGATGAAGAAGTGATCCTCGATGCGCGAAATTGGTGCATCGAGGATGATCGAATTGTCTACATCATGGTCAAGACCCAGGACAAAGTCAATCTGGTGACCAAGAACGGTGTACTCGACGCCACTGATACTTACAATAATTTCCACAAGGAGGAGAACAATGAGCCGGAAGATTAAGACACTGATCGGACTGACGATCGCGACGACGTTGATTCTTCTGATTAAGATCGTCAGTAGCATCGCCTGGATCCGAAACCATATTCTCCAGATGCATGACGAATGCGACGAGCTCCGCAGAATCAGCAATGATATTTACACTCAGGGACTGAGGATCGACGATCCGAACTTCTCAGACATAGGTGATTGTGATGATTGATTTGATGAATTATTTGGTATGTCCATCAATTGTGGCCTTCGCCCTTATCGGACTCCTGGTAGAATGGTTTATCACGCCGACCAACGAATACGTCAATGACGCACCTTATCGACATCTGCTGTGGATCATCGAAAACCGTATTCATCGAGGCAAGCACGCCCGTAGATGGACACATCCGACCATCTGGTTTGCGGAGTATCCGCGATAGAAACATATTCTATAATGAAGAGTTATAGTATATGAAAGGAGTCCACCATGGACAAGAAAGATATGCTCACCATCGCCAGTGCGGTTATCGCAGCTGCATCCGGTGCGATCTCGATCGCCTTCGCCTATAAGGAATATAAGACGACCATGAACGATCACGAACGCATCGAGCATCTGGAAAATACCGTGAAGTGGATGGTTAAGAGCGATCTCGATCCCAAGAAGGAATCCGATCAGAGCAAGAACTGATCAACATTATAGGCCCGTGCATCAACGCATGGGCCTATATTTTTATGAAAGGATTGTGAAATGAACATCATTGATACTATGATCAGCAACGTTGATCATCACAATGATTGTCGAGAACCTCAATACAGCGCCAGTATGTTTTACGATCGTTCTGGGGACGGAATCATCGCGTTCGGATGTGACATATGCTGTTCCTATACGAACTATCAATCCAGCAAAGCTGAGATCTTTGATATTCTGAATGGCACATCTCTGAAAAACGTATCGTTTGCGAGGATCGAACTATTAACCAAAGACCAACTCGAACGTCGAAAGGTAAACATTCGGCCTATATTCGAAAGGAATGGCACCATGAGCAACCTTAGCTTTGAAATTCGCTATCGCCATGATGATTCCATAGATTATTTCGATGTGATCTTCCACAACGGCTCCGATGAAGTGGCACAACGACGATTCTTCGAATACGCTGTGTCGGAAAAGGGTATTGACTTTAGTCAGAGACTCTATTATCCACTGAACGTTTACAAGGCTCAGATCTCTTACCACTTCGATACCAAAGATTTTGCAGAAGTGATGACTGTACTTGATACCATGAGCAAATACGAGATCAACTGATATTTTCGAAAGGAGTAAACCATGAAACAGCGCACCATCGACACCGCACGTGAGGCAAGACTCTGGATCAGGGACATCATCGTCCCTGCGGTCGGAGTCATTGCGTTCGTCGCGCTCAACGCAGGAGCCAACGAGCGGTTCAGGTCCGTGATGGATCATATCCGCAACAGGAAGCCGGGCCGGCCGTGAGCGCGATCATCATACTGTACCGTGTCAGAATCGTTCTGGAGAACAAATGCGGTGGCATGCAACAAACAGTCTATAGCGATTATTCCGAGCATCGACCGTCGGCTTGGGAGGCCATTGACTTGGCATCCACCATGGTCCGACACGTAGATAATGAATATCTGAAATCCGTCACCGTCGAAAAGACAGATTGGATCAGATCGGAAGGAGACCGCTGATGCATAAGGACGAACTCAACGAGCTCATGGGGTGCGAATGCAACTACGAGGTCCGCCCCCATGATGTATTTTTCAAGGACCACAAGATCGTCACCGTGTTCATCTGCACTGGTTGCGGACGGCAGGTGATGATCGAAGGTCCCATTGAAACCATCTACGACATCACCGTAACCCGGCATAAGCGCAAGGACTGATCATGGACTTCAACATTCATATTTCACCGAAATTCCGCAAATCAAAGAAGGAGACCACCATGGAGGACAAGACAATCAACGTCAACGACGAAATCAACAAGGCGGGAAACACCGTCATGGACTTCATCGAACAGCATCCTGAATCGCTGCTCGTAACCGCCGGTGCTATTTTCTACGTCGGATACAACATCGGACGCAACAAGTCGATGATGGATGTCATGCGAATCGCCGCCATGAGTGATTGATTCGCGACAAGGTCATCTCTTATAATGAAGGATATTCATAGGAAAGGAACAACGATGACTATTGAACTGCTCGACTATCAGGTCGTGGCCCTCTTCCTGATCGGCGTATGCATCGGTTCACTCGTCTGGTATATTCTCGATCTCAGGTCCGAACACAAGGACATGAGCCGAATGGAATTCGCCAAGCGGGTGTTCCGTGAATTCGACGGTCTCGGATTCGAAGACCGCGTCGTGAAGTCGAACAACTATAAAATAGATCCCGACCAGATCAACCTTTGACCATATGGGCCTGTGCGACCAACGCATGGGCCCATATTTTTCAGAAAGGATTGTCAATGATCCAATTCCCGCCAATGGAGACCTTCGACGACGGTGAACTCGACGATGGCAAAAAGCTGGCGAAGAAGGTGCTGGAGGAATCGGCCGAACTGATGGTCGCCTCACAGCACGATACGCGTGAGCATATGCTGGATGAGTTCGCGGACGTCCTCCAGACGCTGGCGAACTTCTACAAGTACTCGGGCATCACCGACAATGAAATCACCTCGGCCATTGAGCGCTGCAACGAGAAGAACATCGCGCGAGGCCGGATTACCGATCCCAGACCGTTCATCGATCGGGTGACCACGTTAACAACCAAGTGATATTTTCAACCAAACCCAACGAAAGGAACAAAGAAATGGCAGTCGAAAAGTATGTGGATTCCCGTGGTCGTGTGTCGTACCGCATTCGTGGAGCGAAACTCATCTACCCGAATTTCGCCGGTAACGGAGGTCAGTTCAACGACGAGGGCAACCGAAACTTCAACATCGAGCTGACTCAGGACGAATTCGATTTCTTGACCGATGAGGGGTTCCGTCCCCGCATGCGTGAGAAGATCGATGCCGACCCCCAGCTCCTACTCAGGGTCAACGTCAAGTTCAAGGATGATCCGGCCGATACGAGAAATCCGAAGATCCTGTTCAAGACCCAGTATGGCAATAAGCGTATGTGGTCCGAGCACAAGAAGGCTGTGGTTCAGGGCGAGGAGATCGACTTCAGCCCGGTCGATATTCTGGACTGGGCCGACATCGAAAACGTCAATCTGTCGTTCTCGGCCTATCGTGGCAAGATGTCCGATCACAACACCGCATATTTGCAGATGCTCATCGCCACCAAGCACGAGGATCCGTTCGAGGACGAGTTCTATGACAACGACGAACCGGATACGGCCCTCAACACCATGACCTTCCAGAAGGTCGATGCGGACCTGAAGTCCATCGAGTAAACCATATTTCCATCCAAGGGCATGATCGGCGTCATCGCGCGTCGTTCATGCCCTCTTATTTTTAGGAGCGAATCATGGCGCCAGCGAATGTATTCGATCGGGCAAGACGATATCTGGGATGTCATCCGTACGCGTCGCTACTCGTCACCGACGCATGGGAGATTGCACCGGATCATCATGAATGCGAAGTGATGTGTTGTCGATGCAATCGATCGGCGCACTTCGATATTTCCAGGAAGGAGTATCGACAAATGGACAATCGCAAGCCATGGACTTTTGAACAGGAGTAAATCGTGACCGACAATCATATTTCCGCAGGTCCGATGGTCGAGATCTTCGATGCGAACTTCGAATCCATCCGCAAGGAGCTGCATGACGAGCACAAACTTCATTGCGAATCGGAATATGATCCGTATATTTGGATCGATACGACCCATGCGTGGAGTGATGGACGCAACATCTATGTCAATGCGGGATGTCAGAACTGCATGAAAGGATCGGATCGAACACCAGTCAGGGAAGACCCAAAGTTCCATATTCAGACCAAACCGACCAGAAGGAGACATTCAAATGATCGGTCTCATTGACGCCATAATCACGTTTTTCCCGGCCCTT